GCTGTTGGAAATTGTATTGTAAATGTGCCTGCTGTTGATGTTTTATTAGATGTAAAATCTAAAACACATACTGCTTTATCACTGTTAGTGTCATTATAAATTAACGCACCCATTGCAGTAATTGTTGCAGTTGTAAAACTTAAATCAGCAAAATCTGTAAGTGCAGTTGTTCCAGAAGTTGATGGATCTACTCTGGTTAAAGAACCACCCCCAGTAGCATATGTACCACTTGATGCTACTTCACCAGTTGTAACAAGTGCCGTTGTTGTTGCACCTAATGTCGCAGTTGTTGATGATTTACCACCACTACCCTCTGCAAAAAGTGCTAATTTAAATGTGTCTCCACCTGAGTTTTTAAAATTGTGTACACCTTCTAATAACTCTTTCTTGAAGGAAGTACACATTGCTTGTGTTATAGCCATATTAGAGTCTCCTTATATATTCAGCCGTTTCCTTTTGACCATTTGATCGTAGGACTTGGATAATACTAGCACGCTCTTCCTTTCTTGCCAAGAGTATATAATGATGAATGATGCCTTTAAGTTGTTCTCTAAATAATTTAGCTTGTTCTTTTAAATGTGACGGAGCATCTTCTGATATACTTGCAATCTTATCTACAGCTAAATCTGCTATTTGTTCATTGTTTAAACCACCTTTTTCTGAGGTTTTAACAATTACATTACCTAGCTCTGACACATTAATATTAAACATTTTTATTAACCTCCTCGTAAGTTACGCCCACTATGTCCTCTCTGCCAATGATATTTGGTGTTGCATCTAATGGTTCTGGAGGATCTAATTTTGATTTTCTTGTTATTAACATACTACCTTGTGTTGTTGTAGAAACTATTGGGTCTTCAAGTCTATGATACCCATACAACTTTTGATCATCTGGGATATTTGTATCTAATAAACTTGAGTTGTGTGCAATATTTACTTTTATACCTTTTGATATGGCTATGGCTAACCAAAATTCACAGCAAGCTCTACCAGCCTCTGCAAAATTTATGTGTTTATGTGTAAAATCAATTCCATACAAATGCAACTCTTTAAAATCATGAGCTATTGCGTATGCAAAAGCGTAAGCGACTGTGTTGTTTAAATAAGCATATTTAGTTTTTTGTAAAACTTCTTGCAGTGGATACTCAACAACATCAGGACATCTTTCATCTAGAGTGCAAGAAAAGATAGGTATGTTTAGTTTTGACTTTAATCTATCAGCCATAATTGTTGTTTGTTTACCAGCATTAGGAGTATCTAAAAATCTAGAGGGTGGATCCATCATAAAACATTTATCATGATAAATAACTCCTGACATAGAATTAATAGCCCATATTTCGTCAAATTTTTCGCTTCTTATTCTAGCAAGAATAAATTCACTAAAGCTATTGCCTAAACCGACAATAGCTACACTTTTACTTTTCTTCATGTTTGTTTTTGTCTAACCAAACCTTCTCTAAAAGAGTCAGAGTAATTTCTACCTTCTGCATAATTTTTGAGACGTGCAATAGATTCTAAATATCTACCGTTATATAAATCCAACAAATCTTTTTCCCCTTTCATAAACGTATATGCCTCTACTAATGTACCATATAGTAAAGCATCAGGGGCGTTTGTACTAATCCAAGTTGATCCACTATCATCAGTTGTGAGTGATGCTGGTCTGTAATAATAATGTAATTCCGCTGTAAAGTTGGCATTTGGAGTGGGTGCTAAAATAAAATTATCAACATCAAACTGTGCATAATATTTAGGTGTTCCCGTTACTGTCGGGTCAGGGTGATACTCTTGCAAAAAGTTTACATCCTTTTGTAGCAAAAAAACATTTGATCCACTACTCACTAAAGATAAAGAAAAAGTTGCCAAATAATCACTGGGCTTTTGTAAAAACTTATTACCTGACGTTGCTACACCAGTAACATTTTTACGGAAATAATCTAAATCAACAGTTTTAAAAATACGTTCTTCTGCATTTTTTATAAAAAAAGGTATTTCAGCTACAAACGTACTCTCATCATTTTGTGTCCACTCTTGCACGGAAGCCGTTAATGTAGTTAATGTAAAGCTCATGATGTACTCACTGTTACTGTTCCTAAACTTGTAGTGGCACTAAAAGAATCTAATTTTGTACCTAATATACCGAGTCCAGTATTTGTTATGACAATTAATTGTTTATTATCATCTTCTTGTTGTGGTCTAGGTTGATAAAGAGCTTGTGGCTCATGTGGTGGTTTGCGTGGAGTTAGCTGAGGGTGTTTAACCTCATACTCAGATCTATGCACTACATTACCGTTCCATTCCATAACACGCTCTCTGTATGGAAAGGCAAAGCCAGACCTATCTGATATAAACTTTGATTTTCTTCCAATAGCGTATCTAGTCATACAAATCCATAATAAGTGCTACTAGGTGTTAATGTTAGGTTAGAACGATCTCTATCTTCTGCTGAAGCACGCTCAAACTCTTCTTCATATACAGCTTTTAATATTTGTATTCTGTCAGGAGCTTTTTTCATTGCCAAATAATAAGCAAGTCCTGCAGTCAAACATGGATAAAACCTAAATGGTACTTCCATTGTATTTTTAGCTGTATCTGCGTCTTGTATCCTAGTCAAAGCATCATACACAAAAGTATCTGTGCTATTCTCTGGGGTAGACCAGAGTTTTAAATTTGGTGTGATCTGTCTATCTAAAAAATACTGACTAGGTCTACCAGTTGTAGACTTTACTGGTATATTAATGTATTGATCCCTACTTATTCTACTAATTGTAAAATCTGTAGTTCCTCTCCGTATGACAGCGTTCAGAATATCAATGACATCTGTTCCTAAACTATATTCCGCTGTACCTGATGTTAATGATTGTGTACGTTGTTCAATAGTCCATTGATTCAATCCTCTATTTGCCCAATCAGCTAATAATATATTTAAAGAACGTTTGGCTGTTTGTAAGTCATAACCAGTCCTTACCTCTAAACCACAACGCTCAAAGGCTTCCTCAATATATTCAGCTACATCTAGCTCAAAATCAGTAGAGGATGAAGTGGTCATTAACTATAAGGACCTTTCACCACTTTTCCACCATTAGCAAAACTTTTCTTTTTATTAGCTCCGCCACCCATGGCAAAACTTTTTTTCTTCATAGCACCACCACCCATCATTTTTTCTTTTTCGTTAGTAGCACCACCCATTGCATAGCTTTTTTTCTTCATCATTACTTATTCTCCTTATAAAGATTGTTGAAGGTTACTTCGGGATCCATATATTGTTCATGTTCCTCTGCGTTATGAGTCCATTGACTCGGTTTAAAATCGGGAGCTCCCTCTCCAGTTTCCCAGAGTGCAGGGGAAGTTACTCTAACCCTGTTATTTGGCAAGGCAACAATGTTACCAGTCCAATTATCAGCCTTTATTAACTGGATGACATGACTCTGCTTATGCTGAGCTGGATCATCTGCTAAATCAGACTGACTGTAATCTATTGTAAATAAATATTTACCGATATGCAACCTATTATCTATTTTACATATCCATGGACTAACACTTACATAATCTAACTTAACAACACTATGATGATGTGAGCTACAGTCCCAAGGCTGAGCAAAGCGTGGGTGCATAATATCAGGCATAGTGTCCAAAGGTATATCAGCAACCAATGCAGTTAAAGGCATTCTAGCCCACATTGCTCCACCGTGTATATTTGTTTCATCAGTGCCGTCAACCTCACACCCAGTAAACACGACTTGAAACCCAAGCGTTCTATCTGGCATTGTTGTTACGGCAAACGCATGAGCATGTATAAATTCACCTTTATATTTTTCATGATTATGCGTAAATTCTTTGCGTACCCAACATTTAAAGAAGGGTATATTACTAATTAAATATGACATTAGCCTTTTTTCTTAGCTGTAGGTTTTTTCTTAGGTTTTTTACCTTTACCAAATATATGAGCATCAACTTTCGCCGCTTTACCTCCAGTTAGCACAGAGTTTACGCGAGCCATTGCCCATTGGTTAGGTGTTGTTCCAGGACGGTGTCCAGTTTTATAAGCGGCGAGTCCTTTGTTGTAGACTTGCCTTAACTGTCCTGCTGTTACTTTTTTACCTTTTGCTCTAGCTTTTTTAGCCTTTTCTGCAAGTGTTTTACTTACGTTTGCTGACACTTTTTTTCCTCCTCTTACTTGGCATTAAACCTTTGTTAACTGCTCTAGCTTTTTCGCTAAAACCTAACTTTTTCCCACTTTTAAGTTTTTTTCTTATTGTTTCTAGCTTTGCTACCATTTTTCTTTTTTCTCATAGTTGCACCTTTTATTATATCTCCACGAGTTATTTTATTAAAAGGTGGTGTTAACGAAGCTAACTTCTTTTGCTTGGGTGTTAGTTTTTTCTTCATTTCTTTTTACCTCCATACATTTTTCTAAATCGTTTTGTGTACACAGACTCTTTTGTTTTTCTGCGTTTACCTTTTTTAAAGTCTGTGCTGAACTTATAAGCAGATGGATCATTATCTGCTTTAGGTGCATTACGTTGTATTTCCTTACGACGTTTAGCACGCTCTGTGCTTGACAAGCCTTTTAAATATTTTTCTGGTATTTTACGTTTTGTTTTCTTTTTCTTGGCTGGAGGTTTATTAATTTGTTTGCTCATTTGTCCTCTCGTCATAGCCATTTTAAATCAACTTATGTAAAAAAGGGGTTATAACTATTAGAATGGCAAGCCCCCAAAGTTTAACATCAAACTTATCAAGACTCTTTTCTATACGTTCATATCTTTTTCCGCACTCTTCTTCGTGCTTTTCTAATAATTTTAAAACTTCGTTAGCTTTCATTACCATGCCTTACATGACCAATATCTTGCAGTAAATTTATCTTTAGCCGTATCACATCTATGTCTTGCTCTAAATGATTTACGACGTCCTGGCTGATCTTTTTTTATACTCATGTTAGGATCGCCAAACCTAACAAGTTTAATTTGCGTGCCTTTTTTAGCTAAAACTGCTGATTTTTTAGGACCTCCTGGAGTTTTCTTTGGTTTATTAAATCCAGGAAAAGTCATCCCTCGGTAACTAATTTTACCAGAGGGAGTCCTTTTTACATCTTTTGTAGTAGCCATTAACTATACTCTTTTTTGACTTGTAGTATTATTGTGTATGTATCAGCACTAGAATGACCAACCGTAGTAAATTGTATGTCGCCAGTTTTACCTGATCCTGCATTGTTTGGCAAACCTCCAAAAGTTGAGTAATCATGATAACCACTTTGGTTTTCACCTAATTCAATACAAAACACATCGCTAGTTGCGTCAAACAAAATTTTGACTTTCATACCGTTACATTGCCACCATATTTTTTCTATAGTGGCTCCAGTACAAGCTTGACCAAGAGAATTATTAGATAAGGCACTTACATCTACCTTTGTAACAGCACTTTCACCTGATCCATCAGAAACATTTGTGAATTTTAATACTGCCTTACTACTACCATCTATGATAGTTTGTGAGGTTACTGCATCTGCCATATAATCCTCCTATTATTGATCAGCAAAAGCTGGGGCAGTCGTTGATGTAACATTACCAAAAATCTGGTAATTAGTTGTATCGATGCCCATAATAGTTACGTCAAATCCAGCAGGAACATTAAATTGAATACTACTGTTTGAGTTACCATCAGAAAATACTGAACTTACTTCGTTACCATCGGTGTCTAAAAACGTTACTCCACCAATGTAAAAATTACTGTTTCCTGGAGTTACAATTATTGCATCTGTAGCATCAGCGGCTCCTCCAGCATACACAAATCTAAAGATTGATCCAGCTATTGGTGCTGGAAGTGTGTATGTATTATCTTGTGATCCATCTGGAACAAGTAATACTCTACCACTATGAGTTGCATTAGTAAGTGTTACGTTACCATCAGATAAACTT